GGTTCAAGAAGAATTGATGCAATGTACTTGGAGTCATTTAACGAAAAGTGGGAAGCATGGGCCAATGCATGGCAGCACCAGCAAGCGAAAGTGGAGGAGCTGGAAAAGCGAATCGACAAGGCTTTAAAAATTCAAGACGAATTCGACGATCAAGATGATGTTCGTTTGATGATGTATGCAGTAGAGCAAGCGCTCAAGGGGGAAGGAAAATGAATCAAGAATTTTTGAATTGGGCAAAAAAGAATTTGAATTACACAGGTGTAGATGCATTTGAAGCAGGAAAACAAAGTCGGCAGGCTGAGATTGATGCAAATGAATTGAAGCTAATAAAGCTTAGTGAAGCCATCTATGCGTGTGGTGATTTACGTGAATATTCAGATGATGAATTGTTGGGATTTTATAAAGCCTTAAAAGCTATCTTGGAGGGCAAAAATCATGGGTATTGATGAGCAAATCAAAATGCTTGAAAGCGGTGACTATGTGCTTGTGCCAAAAGAACCAACACAAAGAATGCTAAACGCTGGGCATGTAGTAATGAATCCAATCAAAGGATCTGATGTGCATCCAGGGACTAATCAGAAGCGGCGTGAGTGCTACAAGGCAATGTTAAGGGCTTATCAGGAGTATGGTGACCAATGACCACATTCAAAGAGGCTTGCAACCACGAGTACCAGTACTGCTGGATTTATAAGGCGTATTTGTGTATCTATTGTGATGAGATGAAGGAGGAAGAATGAGCGAAGAAATAATTACTAAGATTTTAGTAGGCGCTATGCTTATTAGCTTTGCTATAGGATTGGCGTTAATTCCACTAACTACAAAATCTAAAAAAGATAAGTGATTTAATCACCCAACAAACCCCAACTTAAAAAACACAACACTAGCCCTATTCACAACGAATGGGGCTTTTTCATGGCTGCTAAACGAGAAATTAAAACACCGGGTGTGACTGCTGAACCTATTCAAGAAGAAACAGTAGAACCAACACTACCTAAAACTACTGCTGAGCAGGCAGAAGAATCATTAGACGCAATCAATAGTGGTGAATCTGAGGGCGAAAAAGAGCCGACTCAAGAAGAACTATTGCGCCAAGAGTTAGGGCAGATGCGCGCTCAACTTGCTGAGCTAAAGAAGTCTACGCAACCAGAAATGAAAAACGCAAGTGGCGAAACACAGCCTAAAAAACGCATTCCTGTTTTGACTGAAAAGGGCTGGTCAACTAAGGAGGCGGACTAATGTGCGGAGGCGGATTAGGAAAAATCCTTTCATCTGTGACTGACATGGTTGGACTTACAGATACCAAAGGCGCTTCAAAAGGTTTTGATGCAGAAGCAGCAGATGCAGCTGCTAAAAACCAAGCTCAATTAGATGCAAATGCAGCAACGGCAGAGCGTCGTAAACGTAATGCTTCAACTGTTTTGGCGTCTGCTACAGACAACCAAAAGAAAACAACTTTAGGCGGCTGATATGAGTGAGCTAGTAGCAAGGTTATGCAAACGCTTAAGCGAGCTTAAAGCAGCGCGAAACCGCTTAGAACCGCATTGGTCTGAGTGCTATCGCTATGCGGCCCCTGAGCGTCAGCAATCGTTTATAGGTGATGATGTAACAGATACACGTAAGACACAACGAGCTGAGCTATTAGATTCAACACTATCAGAAGCAACGCAATTACTTGTATCGAGCATCATTTCAGGAACCACGCCAGCTAATGCGCTGTGGTTTAAAGCTGTGCCGAATGGTGTTGATGATCCAGCCGAACTTACAGACGGTGAAAAGTGGCTAGATGAAGTATGTCAATTCATTTGGCGCAACATTCACGGTGCTAACTACGATAGCGAAATCTTTGATTTAGTTCTCGACTGTGTGGTTGCGGGTTGGGGCGTAATGTATGCCGATGTAGATCGTCATGCAGGTGGAGGCTATGTATTCCAGACATGGGATATCGGGCAATGCTATCTAGCTTCAACACGTCAAGATCAGAAAGTTGACACACTCTATCGTGAATATGAAATGACGATGGCCGCGTTAGTCAATGAGTATGGCGAAAACAAGGTCAGTGAGAAGGTCCGCAACACTTACAAGTCTAAACCAGATTGCAAGGTTAAGGTCTTGTGGGTAGTTGAGCCGCGTAAAACTGGCTACATCAAAGGTGATCGTCAGTTGATGCCGAAGGAAATGCCTTTTGCGTCATATCACGTTGAAGTTGATGAAAAAATTATTTTACGTGAGACAGGCTACAACGAATTTCCTTTTGTAATTCCACGCTTTAGAAAGATTCCACATTCAGTTTATGGGACTGGTCAAGTCTCCATTGCTTTGCCGGACGCTAAAACAGCTAACAAGTTAATGCGTGACACATTGCGTAGTGCCGAAATCTCAACTCTAGGCATGTATGCAGGCGTTGATGATGGCACGTTTAACCCCCGTACAGTGCGCTTAGGTGGCGGGAAAATCATTGTCGTTAATGATGTGAACTCATTGAAGCGCATTGATGACGGCAAGGGTTATCAAGTTGGCGTTGATTTGTTAGCTCATCTTCAAGGTGCAATCCGTAAAAAGATGATGGCAGATCAGTTGCAGCCTGCCGATGGTCCGGCAATGACAGCAACCGAAGTGCATGTACGTGTTGACTTAATTCGTCAGCAATTAGGACCGCTGTATGGTCGTTGGCAAGCTGAATTATTAACGCCTTTGTTAGAACGTACTTTTGGGCTTGCGTATCGTGCTGGCGTGATTGGTGAAGCACCAGAAGAAATGCAAGGCCGCAATCTGTCATTCAAGTTTATTTCCGCTTTGGCTCGGTCACAGCAATTGGAAGAAGTCACAGCAATTGAGCGCTTCTTGCAAGGCCTTTCATCAGTAGCAGAGTTAGACCCTTCAATCCTAGACAACGTAGATATGGATGCCGTAGCGCAAGTTTCAGGCATGGGCTTAGGTGTGCCTACAGCAATTCTACGTACTCAAGATCAGATCGATGCAATCCGTAAGCAGCGTCAAGAAGCACAGCAACAAGCTGCACAACAAGAACAAGAGCAGGCTCTAGCACAACCACTCGCCAATGCAGTTGGTAAGGGCCTTGAGTCTGAATTAACTAGTGAGACACGACAATGATTAATGTCCTTTTTGTAATTGCAGTTCTGGCCTTTATCGTGGCTGCTGCATTTGCCATAGCTTACAAAGTTAGTGGTGAGGATTGGGAAGAAAAATATTGGGCTGAGAACCGATTGCACTTAGATACCACCATTCAATTGGCTAAGTCACAAGAGGAATTAGATAAAGCCATTTCACGCATTCAGCAGCTTGAAGAAAGCCTCCGCAACAAGGAACAGAAGCCCGAAGAAGTTGGAACTTTTGTTCAACACAGAGCATTGCGCCCAGCAACACCAGAGACATACCGAGTCGTGTTTGATCTGGATCTGAACGGGCAACGCATTCTTGAGCATCTGACCCAAAAGTATTGCCGCAATGCCTTCTCAAATACAGACCGTGAAACCAATTACAAGCTTGGTCAACAAAGCGTTGTGGCTGGAATCATCAATGAAATCAACAAAGCAAATGACCCAAATTACAGTGAGGTAGAGAACGATGCTTAATGAACAACAAGAGACAAACACAGAAAACGTTCAAGCAACTGAACAAACTCAAACAACACCTGTGGATACAGCAACGCCACCAGTTGAGAGCCAAACTCAAGAGCAGAAACAGCCAGAAGCTGAAACAGAAACCAAGCCAAATATTCCTGAGTCTGCGGATGATTACAAAGTGGAGCTGGAAGGCTTTGATTTCGATGCATTCAAATCTAATGAAGATAACAAGGCTTTTTTAGAAAGTGCTCATCAAGCTGGGCTAACTAATGAGCAAATGTCGGTGGTGATGAAGGCTTATGACCAGCACACAGCCGTGCAAGTAGAAGCACTTCAACAGGATTGGGGTAACGATTACGAAGCAAACTTACGTTTCGCTAATCAAGCAATTCAAGCGGCTGGGCTTCAAGTTGCAGACGTTGACTCTCCAACATTCGGTATTCGTCTTGCTGCCTACTTTGGCAAGGCATTACAAGAAGATATGCCGCCTCAAAACACCCAACAAAGCGGTGCCGAGAACATTCAAGAATTGACAGCATCAGAGGCGTACATGAATGAAAGTCATCCTGACCATAAGCGTGTTTATGCCCAAGTTCAAAGTTATTACCAAAAGACATATGGCTAGGGGGCTAACCAATGGCGAATGAAAATAAAATCACGGCAGCGTTTGTAATTCAGTATCACGATACTTATGAAATTGCAGCAATGCAAAATGAGTCTCGATTGCTGAAGACTGCTGTAAACCGTGGAAAAATTCAGGGTGAATCATTCACTATCAATGATATGGGGCAGGTTGAAATGTCTCCATCTGGTAACCGTTTCGGTGATACCACTTGGACCATTCCAGATGCAGGTGTACGTACTGCATTAATGGCAGATTATGACTTGTTCATCCCAATTGAAAGCCGTGATTTACCAAAACTTAAAGCTGTACCAACAGATAAATACATGAAGAACTTGATTAATGCGCGTAACCGCAAAATCGATGACATCATTTATCAAGCGCTTGTTGGTGGCGTAACACGTACAACTGTAAACGATGCTGGTGTGAAGTCTACTGCTACTGTGAACTTGCCGGCTGGTCAGGTCATTCTTTCGGGTTTCGGGACTTTGAAACAGCAAATCATCAAAGCTAAGTCAATCTTCCGTGCAAACGAATGTGATGAGCATAACGGTGAAACGCTGAACATCATTTACACCGCTTCAATGCTTGAAGATATCTTAGGTGATACTACCTTAACATCTGCTGATTTTATGGCAGTGAAGATGCTTCAAGAAGGTGCTGTAGCTGGTAAGTGGTTAGGTGTGAACTGGATCCCTTACGAAAAACTTAACAATGGCGCTGGTGGTGCTACCGAAAAACGTACGGTGATGTATACAAGCTCAGCCGTTCATTTTGGTGATGCTGATATTACTGGCTTCGACATTTCAAAACGTCCGGACAAAAAGAACATTTCACAAGTAGGTGGTGTTCATTCATTTGCGGCTGGTCGTGCAAACGAGCAAAAAGTAGTTGCTATCGATTACTTAGTGTAAGTGCTTTCACCCCACTGTTAGGGCAGGCGGTGGGGTGCTTTTTTTAACAAAGTAAATGTAGCGAAAGGAATAACAATGAGTAATGTTGAAGAGTTAAAAGAGGAGCTACTTGGACAGTTAGAATCAGTAGCGAACTTTATGCGTGGCATGGGGCTTGACCCAAGAATTCCAAATGATACTAAGCAAGCATTAAGCAAGCGCGCTCGTGATATTGATGAGTTGGTAGAAAAGTATTTGGAAGAATGATTTAACACCCAACAAAACACATCAAAACCCCGAAGAAACTATCCAAAAAGCTTCGGGGTTTTCTTATGTCTGTATCTAAAGTCACCATTTGCAATAACGCATTGAGCATGATTGGTGGGCAGCAAATTGCAAGTTTTGAGGAAGACTCAAAATTAGCTCAAACGTGCCGTAATATTTATGACACTACACGTTTATCAATACTGCGCTCACATCCTTGGTCGTGCGCCAAAAAACGGCAAATCTTATCTCCAATCTCCACCTATCCAAGTTTTGGCTATGCTCATGCATTCCCACTACCTAGTGATTACGTTCTGATTATTTCGGCTAACACTGAACGTTATGAAGTCGAGAACCGATATATCTTGGCCGACACCGAAGTAGTCTATCTTGAATATGTTTTTGACAACGACAACGAGCAGACTTGGGATGCAATGTTAGTTGAAGCCATGACGTACAAAATGGCATCTAAGCTTTGCAAGCCAATCACAGGAAGTGATGCGGCTGGTCAATCTGCAGAAGCACAATTCCAGTTTTTGATTAAGCAAGCACGTACCGTGAATGGTCAGGAGCGACCAAGCCAAGACGTTCAATACGCAGAATCAAGTTACTATTGGGAGCGCTTCTAATGAGACAGTGGATCCTAAAAAATAACCTGAGTTCTGGTGAGTTAAGCCCGTTACTTTGGACGCGCACAGACATTCAGCAATATGCAAACGGTGCCAAAAAATTGCTTAATGCATTGCCTTTGGTTGAAGGTGGAGCAAAGAAACGACCAGGCACAAAGTTCCGTTCTATTTTTGCAGGTGCATTACGTTTAATTCCGTTTATTGCAAACTCAGAAAACACCTATTTGCTTATCCTTGGTGTGTCTTTCCTCAAGGTTTACAACCCAAGAACGTATGCAGTTGTTTATGAAACTGTGACACCTTACAACACGGCCCAAAAAGTGCGTGAAGTACAGTATGCGCACACTAAATACCGCATGTATTTCGTTCAAGGTGATACACCTGTACAGCGTTTACTTTGTTCTGCTGACTTTACTAACTGGCAATTTGCGGCTTTTACCTTTGGTGTGAACCCTAATGATGAGTTGGGCAGCACTCCAAACGTAGCTTTATCTCCATCCGGTACAGAAGTTGGGAAAGTTATTTCCTTAACTGCTTCATCATTCCCAAACTGGTCAAATACTGAGACTTACTTAACTGGTGACCGGGTTATTCACAATAGTAAGACTTGGCGAGCAACCGCAGACAATAAGGGAGTAGAGCCTTCTGCAACTACACCAGAATGGGAAGAAGTAACTAACGAAGCAGCAAACGTTTTTACACCTGCAAGTGTTGGGTCAATTGTTGAAATTAATGGCGGCCAAGTGAAAATCACGGAATATGTGGATCCATCCCGTGTGAATGGTGAAGTTCTGGTAAAACTTACATCCGATGTTCAGGCAATTGCTAAATCTTGGGTTTTAAAAAGTATCGCATTTAGTGCTGAGGCAGGCTATCCAAAGGCAGTGTGCTTCTTTAAACAGCGCTTAGTATTTGCCAATACAAAAACAAGTCCTAATCAGATGTGGTTTAGCCGAATTGGTGACGATGGCAACTTCTTAGAGACAACTCAAGATGCAGATGCGTTTAGCATTGCTTCAAGCTCAGCTCAATCTGACAATATTTTGCACCTATCACAGCGTGGTGGTGTAGTTGCATTAACTGGTGGTGCTGAGTTCTTAATTAACTCGCAGGGTCCATTGACACCAGCTTCAGCACAGATTGATGAGCACACTTCTTATGGTGTTCAGGCGAATGTTAAGCCTTGCCGCGTGGGTAATGAACTGCTTTTTGTACAACGTGGTGGTGAGCGCTTACGTGCAATGTCATACCGATATGAAGTTGATGGCCTTGTCTCGCCTGAATTATCGCAAATTGCCCCGCACATACCTGAAAACCATGCAGGCATAAAAGAATTAACCTTTCAGCAAACACCAAACTCTATTGTATGGATTGTTATGGGTGATGGTGCAGTCTCAAGTATCACACTAAACCGTGATCAGGAAATGAATGCTTGGGCTCAGCACGATTTTGGTGGTCAGGTATTGTCTATCTGCGCCTTGCCAACGGGCTTAGGTGAGGACCAGTGTTTCATGCTTACTAATCGCAATGGTTCTACAGTTTTGGAAGAGTTTAGCGAGTCTGCACAGAGCAATTGTGAATTTGATATCAATGTTACTAATGGCGTTGGGTCTATTTTAAATCTTGATATTCAGGTTTTAGATAATCCACTGATTAATTTTAATAATGCGGATGGATATTTCTATTCAACTTACACAACTGATGGCACCAACATCAAGCTATCTAACACTGATCTAACCCAAACAATACACCTTGGCCAACCGTTTAAAGCTGAAATCGACCTATTGCCACCAGACTTTAGCCAAGTACCAACAACTGCAATGTTTCATAAGATTCAGGTGCACGAAATGGCTATCTTTTTGAATGCATCGGTTGGTGGATATATCAACGGGCAGGAACTTTCTACCAAGTATTACAATCAATCAGCGTTCGTAAACTTGCCTTACACTGGCTATGTACTAGATTCATTTGTTGGTTGGCAAGAGTTGCATGAGCTTGAGGTCAAGATAACACACGACAAACCTATGCCTTTACACATGCAAAGTATCTCTATGTTGGTATCAATTAATGAGAAATGAGATGCAAGTACGGGCAGCAAACCTAAATGATTTAGATACGCTTGTTGATTTCGGCAAGCGTCTCACTAAAGAATCGCCAATCTTTTCAAAACAAGGATTTGATGAGCAAAGCGCATCTGATCTATTCGAATATTTAATCAAAAAACATAACTCAATTTTTCTAGCCCTAGATGAATATCAAAATCCAGTTGGCACAGTCATCGGTGTTATTGAAACGGACTGGCGAACAGGGCACAAATTAGCTTTTGAACAAGGCGTTTATGTTCTTCCTGAGTACCGTAAATCTAACATTGCCAAGCTTTTAGTGAATACTTTCATTGGGTGGGCACAGCTTAAGAATGCTGACCGTATCCAGATTGGAACCATGACAGGCATCCATGCAGATAAAACAGTAAAACTATATGAAAGCCTTGGCTTTAATTTGATTGGCTATGTTCTTGAGATGGAGGTTTAAGCATGTGCAAAGGTGGTGCTATTTCTTCGGGCCTTGAAGCTGTTGGCAATATCTCAAATGCGCTTATGGCAGACGCTACAGCTAAGGGTAATGCAAAAACAATTCAATCCGTTTCCAAAGTTCAAAGCAAAAAGATTAAAGAACAAGGGCAGCGTGACGCATCAAGTGCTATGGCTGCGGCTGCTGAAAATGGCTTGGATGTAAATGTAGGTGCGCCAGTTGTAATCAGTGATGAGA